TTACTGAACCTTTATCAGTATTTTTATGTTGTCTAAATTCTACAGAACCTTCAACTTGCTCGGCATTAGTATCTGTTCCACCATATGCGTCGCTCATTGCTTCTTGTAATCCTGCAAGAGATTTAAGTTCTTCTATTTCTTCTGAATATTTACTTGCCGCCATTTTTTGTTTAGGCTTTTCTGCTTTAGGATCTTCTTCGTCTTTTTCTGGTTCTGGTTGTTCTTCTTCCTGATCTTTTTTCATTTGATCTTTTGCAATATTAACTTGATCAGGAGTTACTGTTGGTAATCCTTTTTCAGCACCATACTCATGTGCTTCTTGATCTGTAGGCTCTTCAGGTTCTTGTGATTGCATTGGATCTTGTTGAGCTGGATCGGCTACTAAAGCCTTCCTAATAGCGGCCATTTGATTATATCCTGTAAATCCTGATTTTAAAATATCTACATAAGGTTCTAAAAATACTTTTAGAGCAGGCATAAATCTTTTGTTTATACCTCTTTCGTTTTGAATTTGTCTTAGTGCTTGTCTAATCATAGGCACATCTTTATCGTCCATCATTACATTTGATAAAACGTTAATTGGAATTTCTCCTGCCAATGCTTCTTCTAATTCTCCTATTGCTTCTTCTATATCTTGATCTAAATCAACACTATTTACTAGTTGCTGATCTTGTCCAGCCGCATCTACTTGATCTGCTTGATCTAAAGCATCAAGCATTCTTTGTATTGCAGGAGCAAATTTAGAATTCATTAATTTATCCATGTCAGATGCTAATTTACCTGCACCTTGTGAAGCAACATCTTTTCTTTGCTTTAATTGGTCTACACCTTTTTGTAATTGCTGTGCTGACTGCCCTTTGTCTTTAGCATACCTGGTCATTCCAGCAGTTACTTCAGCAACAGGACTTTCTTCTATACCATCTAACATATCTCTTAAATTCATTATACTATACCTTTTAGTGCCTGACTGTGATTAGATACTTGCTTCTGGCTCTCTGTACCTCTACCCATGTTAGGTAGTCCGTGTATTTGATTGCCAAGTTCTTCTAAGTCTTTGCCCATTATTTGATCTTTGTCAGGATAACTGTTCTGGAAATATTTTGGACCTTTTTCTTTCTTAATTTCTTCTAATGCTTTTAAAAACTCTTTATTAAATTCTTCGCCATAATGTGATTTAGCAAAGTCTATTTCTTCATTTTGTTTTTCGTAATGTGCTTGATCTTCTTTATTTAAAAGTGCATCTTCTTCGCTTACTTGTCTTTCAGTATCTGCTTTAGCTCTTTCTTCTGCCATTTCTGATTCTATTCTTCTAGGATCTTTTACATTATATGCAAGTACTCTTTCATGATCTAAACCCATATTTGTTGCACACCATACTTCTAATATTCTTTCATTAACAGGGTATTTAAGAATGACATCTGTACTACATACTTCTGATGTACATTGTGTACCTTTTACTCTATAAAACTCCATTGGATTTTCTTCAATTGGTGTTCTTTTAAAAGGTGTTGCACTAACTAGATTATATTTTGCTAGACATTTTTCTAACATATCCATATGTTCAGATCCACAATCAGCGGCAAATTTAATTCTATAGCCATGCTCTTTGCTTAATGATTCTGATATATAATTTTTAAGTTCCATAATTAATAACTCCGTTATAACACTTATTTATCATTTTGTTTCATTTTTTAATAAATAAAAATATGCAAACAAAAAATATTAAAGTAAAAGAAGTAGGAATACCTACTGAAGGGCAGTACACATTAGATAATTTTGGAAATTTAGTAGTTTATAAAGATGGAAAATGGATAGATACCAGTAAATTAACTGTCTCCTCCTCCGCCTTTTATAATTTTGAGTAAATCATTTCTATCAAAAACTGTTGCTTGAACAGTTTCTTCGTTAGTGCCTTTGTCACTAAATTTATCGATTCTTGCTTTTTTAAGCATTAAATCTATTTGTTGTAACTTGGCTTTTGTTTTGGCATCACTGGCGTCTAAGGCTATCTTTAACATGTTACTTGCTTCAGCAAATACTTTACCAGCCGCCATATCACTAACATTCATCCCCAAATCCATTAATTGTTGATAACTGTTTATTGCCTTTTTGGCAATATCGTTCATTTCTACTTCGTGATCTTCTAAACCTTTTATTTCTTTGAATGCTAAATTTATTTTTTCGCTAACAGTTAAAGCATCTTGTACTTCCTCTATTGCTTCTTTACTTTCCTCTACAGTAGGTACGATTTCCGTAACTTCTTCTATAGGGGGTAAATTAAATTCCTCTTCAAGTTTTTTTGTCATATCTGTATTTATTATTTGCGTTTTTTAGCAACACGTTTTTTAGCCTTACGAGGTTTGTTATTTCTAAAAATTTGATCTTCATTTATAACTTTAAAACGTATTCCTTTACGAGAACACCACTCTTGTGCGGCTGTCCACTTGGCGGCGTTTATGGCTGTTTGAACTTTTTGTCCTGTGCTTCTGGCATTTTCTAATGTTGTCTGATTAGCAGGTTTTATCTCAATAAGTTCTACATGTTGTTTGCCGTCTTTGTCAGTATATTGTACCATAAAATCAGGAAAGTAATTATGATATTTTCCATCAACAGGGCTTCTATAAGGAATTTTTACATTCTCACTTGCCCATTTTGAAATGTTAGGATGATTATCACACATTCTCATAAATGCTAATTCCCAACTGCTTCTATAAGTAGGTGATTTTACTCCTACATATTTAGATGCATTTAAAACTTCATATTTTCCTGATGCGAATTTTGTTGCCATATTACTATTTATGGCTGGATGAGTTTAGATAATTTGCTACGTGAGTTTAATATTGGTGTTTTTAAATCTATTTTATTACCTGCAGGCCTATAAGAATTTATGGCCGCATAAGCATCTACTGTTAATTTTAAACTGTTTTGGTTCATTTCAAAATATTCTGTAGGATGTAAATTTTGTACTTCAGCAACTTTTATTAAAACTCTTGCCATTGCTAATGCATTTTTCTTTTTAAATCCTATTCCCTGTAATTTAGTTTCTATTACAGAAAGTGTACTAGGATCTATAGGAGTATCTTTAGGAGCGGCAATTTCAGATAAAATTTCTGAACTTGCTTCAGGTAATGGAAATTTTACACTTGAATTATCAATATATGCAACTAAAGTATCCTGAACAACTTTATATGATACTTCTCCACCAAATGTATTATACATTGATGTAGACATTATTCGGAACCTCTAGTTGGCGCACTTGATACATTTGATGTTTTTTTAAGTAATTCTCTTTCTACTACTGATAATGAATAGTTTTTAACTGCGTCTCCAACATCATTACCTGTTAGTTTTGCCATTATCGCTGTGCTTAACAATGACTTACCTGTAAACTCATTTGGATTTTGTGAGAAAGGAAGGTCTATTTGATCATAAGTTCCTTTAGTAGGTACAGTACCTTTTGAACCGTTTTCTTTATTTTCTTCTTCTGCTTTAGCAGTATCACCTTCTTTTTTAGGTACCTCTGAATCATCTGATGTTTGTTGTTGCTGTGGTTGTGACGTCCTGCCTCTTGTACCGAAATAAGCATCACTATTACCAAGGAATTGCATATCTGTACCATCGTCTAATAGTCCTATTGGTTTAACCATTACTTCATCACTAGCAAAATTAAGTCCAACAACGTTCTCAAATCTATCTAAATCAACACCTGATAAATCAAAGTTAGCAATATCAAATGTTGTAAAGTTTTCGTAATCACATGTAATAGTAAATTCAACAAATTCATTACTTGAATAATCTAAATCTCCAAAATCAAAACTGTTTATAAGAGGTCCAGTCATACTGTATTGTACACCTTTGCCTCCATGATACATGATTATATCAATACGTTCAAAAAACTGTTTAGTTCGCTGTAAATTTAAACCTGCTTCTCCACTTTTAAAATTGTCCATACCAAATCCACCTTTTGTATTTTCAATTTTAGCCTCTGTATTTAATTTTACATCTCTATCACCCTCTGCATTTCTATTGCGTGGGTTCATATATAGATATGAGAAATATCTCATTAATACTTGTAGCCATTCATTGTTAAGTGTATCAAATACAGAAATTTCAATAGGTGCATATTCAACACCAGTTGAAATTATTTTTTTCTTGTTGTATTGATTTTTAACAATGTTCTTGAATGATACTGAAGGAAGTTTTGCTCTTCTAACCAAACTAGATATGTTAGTTTTAAATGTATGATTTTCCATATCTAGAAAAGACGCCAACTCTCTATTAAAAACAAAGTTCACGTATCCTTCAAATTTGATACGTGGTGGATTGACGTCAGGTCTAAATCTGTAATTATTACGGAAGTCTCTGGCGTAGAACTTGTCTTTAGTGTTTTTACCTAAAAATTTCAGAAATTCCATACCAGAGCCACCTCAAGTTAAGCCGTTAAACTCCGATTGTTGTACCGGTGTCTACTGTTTCAGGGAATGGGTTACCTGCTACTGTTCTTCCGTTAATATCGTTATCACCTTCATAGTGAGTTGCGTTATCATAACGTACTTGCATAGTAACTGTTACTTGCTCATTTGTAGCATAGTCGCCATCACTGTAGTCGACGTTTGTTAAAAAACATCCTTCAAGGAACCAAACCTCTGTAGCACCAGCATTAACACCATCTAATACTTCAATTTGCATGTCAAATTTGTAATCTGAACCTGCGGCTGGAGTAGTTTGTTGGAAGTGGTTTACCTGTCTTTGGACCTGTGAACCTACTGACTTGGCTACTTGGTTAGTTATGTCGTCCCTTACTGTTACAGTAATTTGTTCCCAAGCATGTTTACCTTGTAGGTAACTTCTTGAATTATAACTATCAATTATTATTTCTTCATAAGTAATTTTAGGTCTAGTAACGTTTTGTACGTTTTGAGTCAATATTTTTGCCTCTGGTGAACCACCAAAGTTGTTTAAAAAACTAACCCTAAATCTATACTTCAGTTTCGGCATTAAAATACCGGAACCAGTTGCACCCGTTACCGGAACTCCAAACTTACTTTTGGTTTCGTTTGTTGCACTTGATACTGCCATATTGTTCTCCTAGAACTAAATTATATGCAAATATTTATCATTTCTAGCAGAAAATAATTAACAAGTGTTTTAATTTAATCACAAAAAAAGGGCAATTAAATGCCCTTTTAATGCTTTTTTACCCCTATGCTGACTCTTTTATTCTGTTTATAGCAACGTCTCCGCTCTCTATAATGTCAGTAATGTCAGTAAAACCAAATCCTTCAACAATAAAGTATCTAGTTTGTGCAACTATATCAGCAACTTCCATTACCTCATATCCAACTTGTGGTACTTCAGCAATAATGTCTCCAACTGAAAGTGAATGCATGTTTCTGTATTCAATAGTTTTACCATCTCTTACAAATGACTTCATTGTGAAACCACTTACATGACTATCAAACACAATGTCTTCCATTGTGTCTTCATCTAAGTATTGTTGATTAAGTATAGCAAATACTTCATTTTTGCTTTTTACAGTATAGTCCATATCGCCATTTCTAAGACCATTGTATCTGCCATCTACTTCACATACTTTAGTGTAATGAGAAAAATATTCTGGTTTAAAGTTTATTTTTCTGTCATCGCCTCTGCCATGCATAGTTTCCATTTTTGCATGATATAGTGGATATTTTTTAGCGGCACCTGAGTGTCCACCTTCATTAGAATTTACAAAGTTGTGAATTTCATCTGTAACTTTGATTTGATAAATGTTGTATTGCATAAATTACTCCCGTCTTTTTATTTAATATACAACTAGTATAGCAGATATCTAGATATTGTCAAGCCTTTTTAGTCATAAAAAAGGGCAGTAAAACTGCCCTTTTAAATTAAGTTTAATAACTTATGCTGTTGAGCCCAAAGTATTTTGGATTCTGATCGGTATGTAAATAAACTCTACTGCTTTCACTGGTTGTACAGCGATGTCAATGTATAGTTCGTTTCTATCGATTCTAGCCGCCGTGTTATTTGTTGTATCACATACTGTGACAAAATCAAATAGTCCACGTTGTTGTACTAACTGAGCTAGTAATCTGTCTACAACCACTTTAGCATTTGCTCTTGTTACTTCGTCATTTGGTTCAAACAAGAATGGTTTAACTGCATCATCAAGTTGTTCTCTGATGTAAATTACCAATCTTGAAACATTAATTCTATCTAATGCACTAGATACTGAATTAAGTGTTTTCTGTCCAAATACTGCAATTCCTCTTCCAGGGAAGTTTCCAATTGGGTTAATTTTATTACTGTAAAGGCTATCTCTTTGTCCTTCACTTAAACTAACTGGTGTAAACTCGCCTGTTGTTGCATTAAGGTATCCTGTTGAGGTTGCGTTATTAACAACACCTCTTTGGAAACCTGCTGGTGCAAACCATGGGAAAGCAACTGAGTCATTAAATGCAATAGTTCTTAATGCCATATGCGATGCAGGAACCATAACTGATGTACCGTCTAGGCTTGTTGATAAACCATGTGGGTAGTAAACAGCCGCCTGTGAAGATGCACTAATAAGTCCGTCTTCTCCGTTCTCTCCGGCATTATTGGCATTTGTTGCCCAGTTTTGTGTGCTTGTAGCATCTGCTGACAATCTCATTGGAGCGTCTGCAACACAAAATACTGTATCTTTTCTATTAACACTTAAAGCCAACATCTCATCTATACATTCAACATATCCTGGAGCAGAAACAATATTAAATCTATTTGTTTCGTTAAGGATTTCTTGATTTGCTGTAAGTTGAGCCTGTAGTGCTGTAACAATAACTTTACGTTGAGCTTTTCTCATCATGTAAGGTGAACCATCATTCTTATTACCTGAATGATCTTTCCATAACCCTGATGTGCCGTCGTATTGTTTTACGTTACCAACTGAAGCCATTTTGTTCCATGCTATCATACCACTTGGGTATAATGCGGCATTAGGAAGTCCGTTAGCAGTACTAATTAAAGAACCACTTGAACTTGCTCTAAAGTCTGCAAATATGATACCATCACTAGTAACTTGGTCAGTATTATCAACTAATACCCAAGCCGAAGATGCTCTCTTGTAGATTTTAGGGAAGTTTTCTAAATCGCTACTGTCAATCCAAAGGTCTCCGTCTACTAAACTACTTGAACCATCACTTTGTAATGTTGGTGAACTTGCCGCAAACTGTACGTCTTTGGAAAGTGTTGCCCATGTTCCAGAATTTTGATATAAGATATCAATGTTAGTATTAGCAACATTGTTATCATACCATAATGTTCCGTTTGTAGCGGCACCTGTTATTGCATTATCACTTGCTTCGTAACTTAATGCTTTAAAGTTACTGTATGTGCCTACAGGTATATTAATGTCTGAGGAATCATATCCTGCAACATTACCTGCCGCAAAGCCAATATCTTTACCATCTGAAGTTGTAACTGTTACTTTACCAGCAACATTACTTGCTACTGCTGTTGTGGCACTAAATCCTGTTGCACCATTAATACTAGAAACAATTTCATCAACTGAAACAGCACTAACATTTGAACCTGTAAATGTTACAGGAATATCTGATGCACCGTTTATGCTAATGTTAATTGAAACTTTACCAGCATGTGTACTGAAGTTTATTCCGTCTGCTAATGCAGTTGAACTTGCAACTGATAATGTTGCACTTCCGTTATGTCTTTTTAATGTTAAAGATGCTTCTGTTCCGCCATCTGCCCATAAATCACCAACTTTTGGTGATGCGTAATGGTTAGCATATACAGTACTTGAGAGTTCATCCATTACAATATTTTCTATTGCAAATGCACTCGTAGTTGTTGAATACTCTTTAACAACGATGTTTGAACCATTGTTAGGTGCTGTTTCCTGAAGGAATATATCACCTGTAGTTAAACCACCGCCACCTGACTTTGTAGTAGGTATTGATAAATGACTTGCAAACTGGAAATCACCTGCCGATCCGGCTACTGCACTTGACCATGCTGATGAACCAATTTTACGCCATACGTTTGCTATTTTTTCATAAAAGTCAATAGTAGACTTTGTTGCACCTGTGTTAGTGTAATAAGTTACGCAAAATTCTCCAGTTACGCCGAAAGCCGCTTTTGGATCACCATTGCCGTCAACTTCTGACGCACCAGGTTTTTTAACTGTTTTCAACACCCATGCACTACTCTCATACCTTTTAAGACCCCAACTTGTTAGAGTTGAATCTAACCAGTAGGCTCCGTTGGCTGGTGCTTTTGTAGGTGCTGTTGAACTTGCATCAAGTTCGTTAAGGTCGATGTCTGCTCTCAGTACGTAGGCTCTGTTTGCGATACCTAAGAAACTGTAAGCGGCCATTAAACCATATTCATTCTGTTCACTGCCATGTAAAGGTGTAGAACCACTTGTTTTAAAGACTGGATTACCAAAGTTCTGAAGTAATTCTCTTTGTGAAGTGATTTGATACAACTTACCAGCAGTTGCTGATGTGGTATATGATGCAGTAGATGTTCCGTCTGGAGCCTTCTTATCTTGTGCAGTTGCAATAACAATTAATGGTACTGAACCTGCACCAGCGGCCGCATAAAACGATTCGTCTGATACACTTATACTTACACCAGGGCTTACTAATGTTGCCATAATGTTCTCCTAAAAATTTATATTAGTACTAATAATATAGTAATAGTATTTATCAGAATTGCGTATTTTTGCGTATTTACGAGTATTGGGCTGTATTAGGCTGTATTATACTAATTTAAGTGTCTGCTTAAACTCACCTGTTTTCCAATCTCTTATATCGTCTACTTGCTTGGCTAGGTCTTCGAGGGTTCCATTATTGTCTATAATGTAATCAACTGGGTAGCCTGCCCAATTCCATTCACTTTCGTGTACGTCTCTGTATTTTGTTTCCATTATTTTTCTGCTTACAACATTATTATGAGCCTGACTTGCTATTGGAAACCATTCTGGTAGCTCTCCACGTTGTACCCAAATTACAACACCGCCCATATTTTTTATTAGATCTAGTTCATTTCTAAATCTTGCATCACTAACAACAGTACATGGTGCGTCTTGTGTTTGTTTTCTTATGCGATATTCTAAACTGTTTAACCAAATATCCTGGTCAAAATGATTTCTAAGTACTTCTGTTCCTAATAATTGTAATGCTAAACGTGGTGTAAAATGAGGTACACCCAGTTTTTTAGTCCAAAACATATCTGGTGTTTCTCTGAAGTCTCTGCTTTCAGTTGTATCGCCCTCTAACATAGATCTTTCCCAACCAAAAATACTAGCACATAAATCTTTTAGGGGAGCGGCGAAACTATCATGGACACAACCACGTTCTACAAACATATTGGCTACTGTATCTTTGCCACTGCCTATAAAACCTGTTATACCTATTATCATTTAAAATCCTGTTTGTTTATAAAATTCTATATCTTCTCTATACTTATAATTAAATTTATCTAATTGCTCATCTGTTAGGGCAAAATCTTCGCCTTTACTTCTATTTGTATGAGGAAAATATTTATATTCCCAATCTGGTAATATATTTTCCAACTCTTGTTTTAAATTCTTTATGTTTAAGAGATGTTTTGCTTTTAAATTTTTATTTTCATCAAAAACATTATAAAACGAATTAAAAATACTTAAACTATGTAAAACTATATTTATTTCTGGTTCTGTATTTTTACTACTGTATTCTAAAACATTTGACATTTCTTCATCAGTATATGTGTAAGTTAATGAAATGTCAATAATTTGGTCTCTAGTAAATTCATTTGTTTCTTCATTCAAAAAGTAATTTACATTAGACTTAAATCTTTCAAATGGCTCTCTTAAAACTGTAAAAGTGATACCTCTATGAAGTACGTTTGCATTTAGTGTATGAATTCCTTCCATGTAACCATATACAATACAATCTTCATAAAACTTGCTAGTGCTAGTTGAGCCACATTTAGGTATATGAATGTTTGTTATGTGTGCGTTATTGTCGTGTTTTGCGTATAGATGTGTAGTACTCACTACTTACCCTATAACAAATCCTAATGGTGTGTTTCCTTCTTCAAAGTTATGCAGTCTTTCTTTTAATGACTCTACTTCCCCTTGTCCTTCTGCCTTTAGAGCATCACCATTAAGTGTAACGGCTCCACCGGCACCAGGTAGTCCTGAAGTATATTTACTTCTTGCTTCACCTAGCATAAGTTTGGATTGTGCTAATGAGTATGCGGCTAACCAAGGGCTGGCTCCTACATCTTTTAATAAAATACTTTCTGGTATAAAATTATAAACACCTACAGCAATATCTTCTTCGTGCCTGATATTACGCATAATTTTTAAATTTTTAGTATTTCTATTCCAAAGGAAGTTGTATTCGCTACCAAAAACACGACCGATTGTTTCTTTGTATTGTGCAAATGCATCAAATACTGCAAGTCCACCTATCTGTCCTGCTTGTAGCATATACATATTGTTGAATGCAACATCAAATGGATCAAAGTTAGTACCGCCACCACTATTGGTTCCTATACCTCTACGATATATACGCCTAACTTCCATTACTTCATCTGGTAAAGTGTAGTCTGTTTGCCCATCTACTGTTTCAATAAAAATTACACTTTCTTCTACAGAGTTAGCACTTAACTGTCTATATATTGCTAATGCTTTATCTATTGCTACATCGTAGTGTTCTCTATCTAATTCAACATCTACTATGCCGTCAGCCAAACGAAGTTGTAACTCTCTTACGAGATCTTCTCTACTACTAAATCCTATACTATCTATTGCCATACTACTATTTATCGAAATTCGTATTAAAATGCCTTTAATATGATAGTATTTTCGTTTATTCTGCCATTCATTTTTATAGCAGTAGTAGTAAGCTCATCAAAGGATTTTGCAAACCTTGTCTTTGCTTTTCCGGTCCAATTACTAATTTGTTCTTTAGGTTTACGCAAAGTTCTTTGTAAACTTGCATCAGGATCAAAATCCTGTATAGTAGTTCCCTTAACCATAAGTCCTGAGCCTGGTCTATTCATTGCTCTTGGGTCTTTTGTAATAGCATGATATACACCTAACTTTCTTGTTTTAGTATTATAGACCCAAACTTCATTAGCATGAACTATTTCTGTAGGATGAATACTTGCTACTCCTAACTCACTATCATTAATTTGATATTTTAGTTTTTTAATAATACTGTCTTTTGATCTTGCTCTAGGCTTACGAGCTTTCCTTGTAGACTTTTTAGTTTCAATTATTGTATCACATGCAGTATTAATTTTTTCAAAAAATGTAACAAAGTCTTTTCTAAGTTTTGGCGTAAAATGACTATATCCTTCTTTTATATCAGGATCTTTCCATGCTTTTACTTCTAATGCTTCTTGATATGCATTATCAAAATCTTCTTTTATTAATTTTGCATGATTGGCCTTTACTTCAGGTTGGTAAGATATCATATCTTTATAAGGATCAAAATCACTTAAATTAAATTCTTCCTCAACCATACAATCTATTTTGTATTCCCAATCTGCACAAAGTTGTTCAACTTGCATTTTCATTCTTTCTTGGATACTAATAACTTTTTTAGTCTTTGATTCTTTCTTAAGTGTCTTTTCTTTTAATGCTATTTTGCCTCTTTTAATCCATTCGACTTTTCTTTTTTCGTGATAATGACTTTCGATACTCTCAGACATGTATCCAAGTTTATACCAAATATATGTGCTTGTACCTGCGGCTGAAAATGACCATTCAGGATTTGCTAAGATAATTTTAATATCTTGTTTATCCCAGCCTGATGCTTCTTTAATCCATTTTTTACATGAAGCAATTATTGTTTTCTTAGGTATTTCTGTCCTAACAAAATACTCACAAGATCTAAATGCAGTATTTCTCTCTTTAGGGTCAGTAAGAAGTTTCAGAGCGTTCCACTCTGGTTCAGTAGTGATGTAAATACTTCTTTGTTTTTTACGTTTTGCCATATGTATGTGTATTAGTCTTCAAATATATCTGGGTCTGGATTAGCATATAACATCTGTATTGCTATTGGCCAATTTTTAAACCCTTGTATATCATTTTTATCTTTAAGAACGTTTTTTTGCTTAAAGAACTGAACAATACTTATCATTCCGGTGAATTTTCCTGCTTTTTCCCCTGCTTTGAACATGAAATACGAATTTGCGGCTATAAAACCTAAAGATATTAAATAAATTTCCATAGAACTCTCCTTACTAAAAAGTTAAGTTTAACAAAAAATTATTTTTTTGTCAAGTAAATTATTTTCCTCTACTGAAGTTTTTTCGTAAGTTATGAGGTTTTTCGTTTTCTATAATATCTTTCCAAACAGCAATAGTTTTATCTAATCCATCACTGAGCTCAACTTTTGGAAACCAACCAAGTCTGGTTGTAATTTTATGATTTGTGCTATTAAGAAGATAAATTTCCCCAGGACGTTTTGGTTTAGTATTCCAATTTATATGACCATCCCAATTTAATTTATCTGCAATAAGTTTTACATAGTCCTTAATTTTAATTGCATTATCAGGACCTATGCAAAATATTTCTCCTTGACATTTATCTGGATTTGTAATAACAGTTTCCCATGCATCTAATAAATCATCAATATAAATAAAATTCCTATATGGCTCTCCATATCCTAAATTTATCTCATCTGGATTTTTAAGCATTTGAGTTATAATTTGTTCTGTTACAAAGAAGTCATTGTCTTTTCTACCGTATGCATTAGTTTGCCTAATAGCAGTAAAAGGTAGTCCATAACTTCTGTGGGCATACTCTAAGTATTTTTCACATCCATACTTTGCAACGGCATAGGGGGCATTTGGATTGGGAGGTGTTGCTTCATTAAATGCAATTATGCCTTCCTCTTTACCGTCTCTAATTAAGTCGCTAATTGGTTGCCAACCATATACTTCCATTGTACTAGCAAATACAAAGTTTTTTAAATTTGGTAAATCCTTTGCAACTTCAATTAGATTTACAGTACCTGTATAATTAATATCACTAAAAGTAATTTGCTCATAAAAACTTTGCTCAACTTCTGTTCTAGCCGCCAAGTGTACAATTATTTCGGGATCAAATGTTGATATTTGCATAGCAACTTTGGCGTGTTCTCTTAAATCTTCTTTTAAAAATTCTAGTTCGTGTTTGTCTTTAAGTCTTTCAACCATGTGCTGACCTATAAAACCGTCCGCTCCTGTTATGAATATTCTCATTTTATATCCTCTTCTTTTGCAAATCCTGTAAGTTGCATTGTAAACCTTGGCTCATATCCAAAGTTTGCTACTGAATGAACTAAATTTGGCCGTATAACAGTAAAGTCTCCTTTTTTATAATCTAACCAAGTTTCGTTCTCTATTTCTATATAATGTCCCATTAATCTATCTTGTAAAAATAAATTTACTCTAACAGGAACCATTCCTTCTGTGTTCATTTTTTCACGTTTAACCTTTTGTCTCATTTTGTATAAAGTATCAACGTGTGGTGCAATAAATCTACCAGGCATTAATTTATTAACTGTAACTATGCCATGATGTAGCCAATCACTAAAATTATCATAAACACTATGTACCCAACTTGGACAATCGTCTTCAAACACTTGCCATACCCAAGGTGCTTCATATGGATAATCTGGTACTGCTACACCCATGTCTTTCCAAAAGCCGCCACTATAAACAGTATGCGTATGCTCTGTAAACTTTAGCCTATACAACATTTCCTCTGTTATATGACTTATATCGACAGTTCCTTTATGCATTTTTAAGAACCGTTATCTGTGCTGAATAAAATGGCTCATCTCCCATATTACCTGCCAGATGCCAGTCATCTATTCCAAATTTTACCCAATCTCCCCTTCTCCATTTGACAAAGGGTTGATCGTGTACTTCATAATAGTGTCCACGTTTCCAATCTTCTAAAAATATAAGGTAACGATAACTTTCTCCTTCACCATGTTCTTGTTTTAGTTTAAAATGTTTATCAACATGGTGTGGAATAGTCTGTCCAGGTTCCACATTAATAACACTTACTACATGATGATCAAAGTCTTGTGGTATTTTTAATGCTAAATCATGTACCCATTGTGGCGATGTTTCAAACATTTGCCATATACTACTATTATGTTTAGTATAATATTGCTCTATTTTATCGTACTGTTGATAACATTGAAAATAATCATCAAAGTTTAATAAACTCATTTGTTCATTTGTTATACCATAGTTATCAATATGTCCGTATTTAATCACAATAACTCTCTAAAGTACCTTTACGTCTAAGATCCAATGTAGCACAATGAATACCGCCAGATAACGTCATAGAGTGCCTAAATTGTACCGGTACACTATTGATGCCATACTTGTCTAATTCCCTCATTAGAGGCTCTTGTGCTGAGTCTAACACTACTGTATTCTCATCTACACTTAGTAAATTCATACCAATATAAGGAGAGCATGGAGGCATATAGCCTTGCTCTGCAAGTTTACTTCCTTGCACAACACAATCATCGAACCAAATTTTATCCCATTTTTTAAACATTTCTGGACAATTATCTGGTGTAACTCTGCTACTGTTCATTAATACTAAACCAGGTCTTAGTGGTACAATAGTGCTATCAAAATGTGCAAAACTATATAATTCGCTGTAATGCATCTTGTAACCCATTGGTTCAACTAATCTTTTTAACCACTGATACCCTTTCATGTTTCCTGAATTTGATACTTGATATAATAAATCTTTTCCAACTCTTACTATATTTGGTGCATCAAAACATATTTCATGGTTAAGTAATGTAGGTTTGTCTTCAATGTCTTCAAAAGTGTACATGTCATCATGTAACTTTGGCTTTGGTGCTGACATCCATAAAGCACCATCTTCAAATGCTTCATACATAATGTCTTCGTATAATCGTGTTTCAAAATATCTTGCTCTTACGGGAGTAGGTGTTTCAATTAACATATCACCTAATGGTAGTATTAAATCTCTTGGGCACCAACTATACCAGCCTTTAGTATTCCAACCTTGGCCTATGTCATAGTTCGTTTTATCCCAATCTATAATTTTGGGGCGGTGTACGATAACACCTAAATCTTCTAATGCTTTTGCGAGTCCGTCTGCATCTTCATTGGCTTCGTCAATTACCCATTGCGGATAAGTGCCTTCTAATTTTTCAACATCTTCTTTTGGAAAATTTG